GAAAATTGCGTTTAGTACTGACGCTTAAAAGGAGCCGAGAAAATGGCAACACAATTAAATGACATCACTATTCTTGTTAACAATGTCGCCGTAGCGTACACCGCCGATTCTCTGAAATGGAAAGACGGTTCCGGTGTTTATAGCGTAAGAAACGCTGTGATAGGCGGGGGAGAAACGGAGCAGGTTTTTAGTAAAGATTTGGCGTCTAAGTTTGGGTCGGTAGCATTTTCAATGCCTACCACCGAAGAAAACGAGGCCAACAAACGAGCCTGGAAACTCAACGACAATAATAATGTGGTTGAATTGATCGGCCCCGCTTCTGGTTCTTTTACTAAAATATTCACCGAAGCATCTATTTTAGAAGACCCTGAATCTAACGCCGCCACGGACGGCAACATTGAGATAGATTTTAATTCCAATCCAGCACAATAACGCAAGCAGCAAGGTCGAAATATGAATGAATGTAACTATGAACTAAAACACCCTTTCAAATACGCTAACAAGGGGGATCAGGTGGAAGCGGTTTTTATTACGTTATTCGCCCCCTCGTTTAAGCAAATCGATAAAGTAGCCCCGATTAAGCAGGCTTTCACCGCCGCTATTACTGACACGGTAAGCGACGTTAATGTCGATGAAGTCGAGGCAAAAGAGCCGGAAGAAGGAGACGAGTTGATAACTCCCTCTCAAGCTATCCAAGTTTTATATCGGGCAAATGCTGATATTACTAAGGTGTTTTTGCACGCTCAAGAGCTGTTTAAATCGGGCGTGGCACTTGTCGATGGCGAGTCAAAATTAACTACCCCCCTGATGGAAAAGATGCACCTTGATGATTTTGAGGGGTTGGTAGGTGCCTACCTCGGAAATTTTATAGCACCATCCCTGATGGGTGGAGACGAGACCAACACAGACTAGAAATGTGTAAGCTGGCCGCCTTTTTTGAGGGCGGTATCACTTATGGCGAATTAGTCGAAATGCCTATAGGCGAGTTTAACGAGGTCGTTAAGTGCGCCAACGAAATCCAGCGTTTGCGTGATATCGAGATGAATAAAAAATGACGAACAAAGTTAGCTTTATAATTCAATTTAAAGACAAGTTTAGCCGTACAGGCGCGGCTATTAATCGTGCATTTAAAAACATCGATAAGAACGCTCGAAAAGCTTCCGGCGGGATAAAAAAGGTTGCGGCAAGTATTAGAAGTATTAGTTTTGCCAACCTTGAACGCGGGGCTAAACGCGCCACAGATCGACTAAAGGAACTAGGTAGGCGTGGTGAGAAAATCCGTAGTATCGGAAAAGGAATTGCTGGCGCAGGATTGGCCGCCACCGCCACCATCACCCTTCCAGCTTTACTGATCGGAAAATCATTAGTAACCGCTGCGAGTGATGCCACCGAAACCACGAATAAATTTAATACCGTTTTCGAGAAGGTAAAAGATAAGGCGAATTCGGTTGCCAGCGCATTTGCCAAAAGTTTTGGTGTTGCTGAATCTACGTCGAGAAAATTACTAGGTGCTACTGGCGATTTGTTAGTAGGTCTGGGCATGACCGAAAAAGGATCGCTAGACATGTCTAAGCAGGTGGTGGAATTGGCCGCTGACCTTGCATCATTTCAAAACTTAGAGGGCGGCGCTGCTGATGCTGCTGACAGGCTTACAAAAGCTCTCACTGGAGAAACAGAAAGTTTAAAAATGATAGGCATTGTCATTCGACAAGACACCAAAGAATTTAAGCAATTAGTAAAACAGACGATGTTCTCCAAGCGCGTATCAAGGCAAGCGGCAAAAGCCCAGGTCATTCTAACTGAGGCGGTTAAGCAGAGTAAAAAAGCGGTTGGTGATGTGGCTAGAACTTGGATGGATTACGCCAATGTTGTGCGCCGCGCAAGTGAAAAAAACAAAGACTTAAAAGAAGCGTTTGGCCTACATTTAATACCTCTCGCTACGTTACTGAGCCATGCTTTTACTAAACTCGCAGACGTTCTTATTAATCTATCGCCTAACACACAGAAATTCTTAATAACATTCGCGGGTCTCTTGGCAATAGCTGGGCCGTTAGTCGTGATTATCGGCGGCTTAATCGTGGCATTTAGTTTTGCCTCGGCAACCGTGTTGCTGGTAGGCGGAGCAATTCTGGCGCTTATTGCTGGGATAGCATTGCTTATTGTCCACTGGAAAAAAGTTACGCAATTTATGGCCGATAGCATGAACATCGCTGCGGCAATAGCAATTGGGGCTATTGTCGGTGTTATCTTGATGTGGAAGAGTTTTAAGTCTTCGATAATGGAAATAATCGACGCGGTGGGCGATGCGTTCACAGCTTTATGGGAAGGCCGTTTTATCGAGTCTATAAAACTAGCTGTTAACGCGGGCATTCTGATTTTAAATAAACTAATTACCCCCTTTCGGTTAATGTCGGGATTGCTAGGATTCGATAACGTTAAAATTCCATCGTTGGACGTGGGCGGCGCTCATGCTCAAGCATTGGCGGCTAATGATGCTACAGCACCCACGGCACCTATTGGCGCGGCTAAAGGAACTCTAAGCGGGCAAATAACAGTAGCGGCGGCCCCTGGCTCTGAAGTTAAATCAACCAAGCTAACAAATAATGGTAGCGGATTAAATGTTGGCATGAATATGAGGGCGCTTTAATGGCTGACGAGGGAAAAATACTAAACGGGTTTTATAAAACCATACCCATCGCCATGCGTTCTGGCAGTGTCGCGGGTGGGCGTAAGTCCGTTGTTAAGCAGTTTCCTAATCGAGACACCCAGTCAGTTGAGGATTTAGGGTTACAGCCTCGCAAATATTCACTTGAAATCATTGTTAGGGATACCACAGACGCCGAATACTTTAGCTACCGTGACACACTTTTAGCAGTCCTTGAACAGCAGGGACCAGGCGAGTTAATTCACCCGCTTTATGGTCGTGTCGATAATGTCATTGCGATCAATTACACGATAAGTGAAAACTTTAACTCGTTTGGCGACACGATTGTTAGTGTCAATTTTGAGGTTGATAACAGCACCGGCATTCCTCAAGGAACTGATAACGTAGGGCCTCAAATAGCCACGGCTAATAGCGCTGTTCAATCGGCAGTTAATGCGGATATTGTCGAAAATTACAAAGTTAGCAATGAGTTCGTTGGTAATTTCCAGGCCGCTGTTGATAAAGTTGAGGCTGTTATTGAAACGGCTAGAGAGTCCACAGCGTTTATTGGTGAAGCGGCGCAGACATTAAACGAATTTAGCGCCGAGTTAGGTCAGCTTTCGGCAGACGTTAATAGCTTAGTATCTGACCCGCTTGCGTTGGCCGATGCGTTCACAGGATTATTTGAAAGCGTTAATGGTCTCTATGCTTCTGCAAGCGCTACGTTTGACACGTTCTTAGGTTTCTTCGGATTTGGTGATGGCGATCTAGAAATAAAACAGGACACGGTGGGCCGAATAGAACGACAAACAAACAAAGAAGTTCTCAATGGGGCGGTGGCCGCGTCGGCCCTTGGTTACGCTTTTTTAGCCGTTACCAATATTGATTTTGAAACTGTCCGCGAGATTGATGAGGTAACCGCCGAGCTAGACGCCCAATACGAATTAGTGTTGACCGGACTTGCAGTGAACGCGGCTTCTGACAGCCAGCCCACCGTTGGCGCTTCTCAAGATGTAATCGATTCGATAACAGAAATGCGTGTAAAAGTATTGGGGGCGCTGGATGACATTCGAGTCAATACTAGTCAGATCGTAAGCGTTCACACAAACCCCACCACGGCCCGATTACTTGGATACACATATTATGGCAATGACGAAGAGGGGCAAGCCCTGGTGGACCTGAATGGCTTTACTGACGTGTCATTCGTAGAGGGAACTGTTGAGGTATTAACCGCATGATGTTAGAAGTAAACGGTGTTCAATACACGGATTTCGTGTCTGGCAATTGCGAAATCCATCTGGACGCTTTGAGCAATTCTTTTAATTTTGAAACTGTCATGACAGGCGGGCAAGCGTTGCCGTTCAAGGGTGGTGAAGCCTGCAAGGTTATTGTTGATGGTGAAACCGTTTTAACTGGTTTTATCGAAGTAATAGAAGTGGATTATGATGGTGAAAGCCACTCCGTAAGCATTAGCGGACGCGATAAAACCGCCGATGTACTGGATAGTACTATCGACGTAAAAAGCAAAGATACCGGCGAGGGTGGGCTAGACGATGTAAGGGGAGAGGGGCTGTCTTTAAAATCTCTAATTGAGATAGTAATAAATCACCTTGGCATAGACATAACCGTCATTGATGAAGTTGGCCCGCCTTTATTTAACGGGGCAGAAGACATTGCGGCCCCTGAACCGGGGGATAATGCTTTTAGTTTTATTAGTAAATATGCCGAAAAAAGACAAGTACTTTTAACCTCCAATGCCGATGGCAATTTAGTGATAGCGTCTAATTCTGGTAACCCTGCTGATGGGGTCGTACAACATATAATCGACGCTGAAGATAACAACGTTTTAGAATGTAATTTTAGTTACGACATTACCGGACGCTACAACAGCTATAAAATCAGTTCCGGCCTGAACCCTGTCGCCCTGAATAATGCCGGAGAGACCGACCTTGCCTCTGTGGTTGATCAGGGTGGCGGGGTCTTTGATTCTGGTATCAGGTCTGGCCGACGGCTTACCCTGGAATCGAGGATCCCACTATCCGATGCAGAATGTTTAAAAAGGGCATTTTGGGAGGCGGACGTAAGAAAAGCGCGAGGCTTGGCATACTTTGCAAGGGTGCCATTATTTAGAGTAGGTGGTGATACAGGCGACTTATGGGAG